GATCTGAATGAGACCCAGGGACGCCGAACAGGCGGCAATGATATCGTTGTCCAGGATTTTGATGTCCGTGCCGCCATTGATCTGGATCACATTCGTCAGGCCCGCATTGTTGCTGCCGTGGCAATGGCAGTTCTGGACCAGGAGCCGGTTGGCGGCGGTCGTCGTCAGGATGCCGAGGGCGGCCTGGTTGGTCGCGTTCGCCAGCTCGAACTCGCAGCTGGTGATCTGACAGTCTGCCGCCTTGACGTTGACCGCCGCCGTCACGCTGGCCACCCCAAGCGGCGTGAAGACCAGATTGTCGACGCGGCAACGCGGGTTGTTGATGTCGAACGACGCAGCCGCAGCCGTCGTGTAGTTGATCTGTGGCCGCTGGCGGCCGGAGCCAAGGCCAAGGATCGACACGCCGTTGACGTTAACGTTGACGCCGGCCGCTGCGGTGATGGTTTCCACATGGCCGGGCAGGACGAGGATCACGTCGCCATTGTCGGCGCTGCACTGGCCAATGGCATAGTTGATCGTCTTGAACGGGTTATCCGGAGTCTGCCCGCTGCCGACCGAATCCGAGCAGTTGGTGGCAGCCGAACACACAAAAAAGACATTGCCCGGAAAGAAGCGGCCATCCACAATCTGAATGTCGCCGCCCGTACCGCTGGCACGTCGGGTCTGCAAAAAAGGGGAACGGGTCAAGCTCATGAGGATCTCCTTGTGGTGAGTGGGTGAGTGAGTAAGTGAGTGGTGAGTGGTGAGTGGTGAGGTTTGATTCATCGTTTCGCGCGAACCGCTCAACTCATTGCCACCACTCACCACTCACCTACTCACCACTCACCACCCGCGCATTAGCCAGCGCTCAAGCCCACAAACGGGCTCAACGTGTTGCTACCATCCGCCAGGGTTACCGCCGCGCGCATCCAGGGTTGCCCATCGCACCGGGCCACAAAGCGCCAAGTCCCCTGGTTGTTGGTAAACTTGTAGTGCTCGCTAAAGGCGATCTCGACCTGCTGGCGGTCGCCGACGAGATAGTGGCGGCAGTCGATCAGCAGCACGTCGCCGAGGGTGTTGAGGGCGGGCAGTTTCTCTGTCCGCTCCACGGGGTAGCCGAAGAGGGTGGCGCGCGGCTTGCCGGTCACGTCGCTGGGCATGAACACCAGGAAGGAGCCGCCGACCATTTGCAGCAGCTTGGTCCACACCGTCGGGTGCATGGCCCAGACGATGGTGGACTCATTGCCGCCCGGCAGAAGTCGCCCAAGCATCGCGGCGGCATCGGCCACGTTGAACGCGGAGTTGGCGGATCGGGTGACGCTGATCAGAGCATTGGCGCTGAGCACACCCAGGGGCTTGCCGGCGCCCGTGCCGCGCAGGAAGGCGTAGTCCTTGTACCAGCTGATGGCGTCAGTGAAGAGCCGCTGGAGCAGTGCTTCCAAGCCGATAGCATCATCCGCCAACAGGGAATTCGCTGCCAGCGTGTAGCCGGAGAGTTCATGCGCCTTCAGCTCGATCTGCTTGAAGAGGGGCTCGCGCTCGGTCATGGCGGCCGCTTCTTCTGTCCACGACGCAGTCAAGCCGCCAAAGAAGGCGGTATCACCGGCCGCGGGAGCCGTGACCACGTCCAGAGCGGGGATGTTGACCACTCGGGTCGCCATCGGGATCTTGGTGGCCCGGCTTTCGATGATAGTCTTTTCGGCGGCCAGCAGGAGCAGCTGCGCCAGGAACGCCTCGGGCACCAGGTAGCCGCCGCTGACGCCGACATTGGTATTGAGGGCGGCAGTGTTGGCCTTGGTGCTCATGCCGTCCCACGGCACGAACTGGCCGCCCATCTCTTCAATTGCCTTCTGGTCGCCGGTGCGGATCGCGAGCAGGAATCTGCCGAAGGTCTTTTTGGGATCGCCGTTGCCGCCTGAACCGAAGATGGCCGGGACAGCATTCTTGCGGGATTTCGTCAGCTCCTGACTGAACTCCTTCAGCGTGGCGTCGATGGTTTCGTTGAGGCTCCGCGTCAGGCTGCCGAGCAGCGACTCGACGCTTTTGTTGACCACGGCATTGAGCGGATCGCCGTCGAGAGTCCGGGCGATCCCCTGCGACAGCAGTGTTTGCGCCACCGGTTCGTCCACGTCGATCCGGGCGCCGAGCTTCTGGCCGAAATAGTCCTTGACAAGTTCGACAAACATGGTGAGTCCTGTGGTGAGAATGTAGGTTATGAATGCGACGTTGACCCATCTCCAGGACGGTGCCCATGGACGGCTCGAAGCCGCCTCAGTTTGGGCGTGTTCCCTGATGGGCTCACACTCGTCCGCGTAAACGGTTGAGCCGGTCGGAGACAGTCTTGCGGATTAGTTCTTCAAGATTGACAGCCTGGAAGCGCCGCCGCACGGCCACCTCCATTTCTTCCAGCGTGGTGAAGCCTGGGCCAGGTTCAAAAGCGACTGGAGGCGCCGGTGGTTCCACGCCGACGATGCGCAGGTCATCTGGCTGAATCAACGACTTGCTGACGGCATCGGTGATACATTCCGGATTGACGGGAAGCCAGGTGCAACAGTATTCCACCAGCGACCACTGCTCGACCACGTTGCGGGCATCGGCCCACGCCGGGTGGCGGGCCACTTCTTCGTCGGTGGGCCCCCGCTGCGCGAGCCGCAGAAAGCCGACGCTCTTGCCGGTAAGCAAGCCGGCCTTCACCAGGGCCCAGACCTGGTCGGGCGGCCAATTGGTCTCGTCGTGGCCATCGGGCCGCGGCGGATACACGGTCTTGGCCTTGATACCCCGGGTGGCACCGTCCCGCACGCGCTTGCGCCACAGCGAGCGGCCCACCGGCGGCATTTCATAGTCGTGATTGAGCGTGACAATCGGATTGCCGCGGTAGTGCGCATCATCAAAGCCGCTCGCCAGCACAATCTCCTTCTGCCGGTCCAGCGCCTCGGTGCTGATCCAGCTGACGTCCGCGCGCTCGCCGGGATTGAACTCCGTCGCCGCCTTGGCCACGACAGCCCGCTGGTATTCGTAGCCGGGATGGCGCTTCAGCAGCTCATCCAGGGCGCGGGCCTCTCGGTCGAACATGGGGAAACCGAGGGGGCCTTCGCAGTCGCCGTAGCATTTGAGAAACATCACGGTATCTCCGGAAAAATGCAGCAATGAAGGAAAGAGATCCCGAAAGCCCACGGCTGGCATCCCGTGGGAAGGCGGGTACCCCAGCGCGAAGCGCCTGCATGACGCGCAACCCGCTGCTACGGCGTGCACGGCGGCACGTTCGTTTCCCACGGTCTGCCAACCGTGGGCTTTGGGGATCTTCTTTCTTGCTTGCTATGTGGTTGGAATGTTTGTCTCTCGTTGCGGTCCCATCCCCAGCGGCCCATCGCCCCACGGGACCGGCGGTAAGCCGCGTTCGGCCCGGACTTCATTGATGGAGCGAATGTGGTTCTGGATGTCGCGCTCCTGTTGTTCGTATTCCTCCTGCCGGTTGGCCGAGGAGGGCTCCTCCGAACAGACAAAGAGCCGGCCGCTGGGATCAAAAAGCGGGATCAACTGCTCATTCAACTTCTGGTCACGGCGTTTGAGGCGCGGACCAATGGCCAGTTCCTTGTGAATGTGTTCGGCCGCCTGCATGTTGGCCAGGTTGGTCTCCGTGCTCAGAAACGGCAGGGGTATATGGAAGGCGTTCGCGATATCCTCCTTGGTCGCCTTCATCTCGGCCAGCTGCGCCAGGTCGGCCATCGAATACGACAGCACATCGACCTTGAGATTGCTCTCCGCCACCACGACCTTGCCGGCGCCCGAACGCCGGAACTTCTGATTCCACTGCTCTTCCAGCCGGTCGCGCTCCTCTTCGCCCAGGACCTCTGCCGGCGAGATGATGGCGCTGGGAATACCCGCGTTCTCGTAAATCTGCCGGCGCATGGCCGCATACTCCGAGGTGAGGCGAATGTTCTCATAGCAGGCACGAAGCGGCCCCAGGCCATCGCTGTAGGGGTTCCGCGGATCGGGGCAGCGAAACATGATCACGTCCTCGGGAGCAAAGCAATCGACACGGCCGTTCTGCGTGTATTCGAAGCGGTCGATCAACAGGGGACTGTCCTTTTGCCGCTGCGGCACCACGTTTTGCGCGGGCAAGACCCAGATTTCCTTGGGCACGCCCAGGAAGCCATCAAACTGCAGCAGCCAGTAAGCCTTGCCGAACGTCTCCAGGTAAAGCTGCGTCAACTCCCACAGGTCGAAGGCATTTTGGTATGGGTTCACATTCTGGAAGAGACTCAGCAAGGGATGCTCGGTCACTTCCTCCACCTGGGCCAACCCTTTATGCCACAGCACCAGCGAATGCGAGTGGCTCAGTGCCTTGGTCGCACATTTTGGCCGGGGTTGATACGGCGCGGTCTTCACATACAACCGCGGCGGAAAACTGGCGCACACCGCCGCATTGATCGAGGCGCAGGTCCAGGCCGTATTCTTGAGTTCGGCCAGCAGTTCCCGGTCGGTTGGTTCCCGGTGCTTACGCCAGGCGTCGATAAAGCTGCTCCGGTAGCTGGGCTGGGCCAGTGCTTGCGGCAGGGCCTTCCCCTGGAGCCGGTGTCCCAGGGCCGTCAGCCAGCGGCCAATCGCATTCTTCATGAAAAGCTCTCCCAAATGTTGGGATCATGGAGGGCCGGTCCGGGGCGGGTGCGGGGCCCCGCCGGCGCCGGCAGACCCGGCGCCGGGTCTGCCGGCTGAGGGCCCGCGCTGCCGTCCTGCTTTCGCAGCCGGGCCACAAAATGCCGGTCGATCATCACCCCCCGGTAACGCAGAGCATCCAGGGCCTGGTTGCTGGCATCCACGGGTTTCTCGCCCACGATGGCCCGCTCGCCGGCGTCGGGATAGCGGTAGAGCCGTGACTCGTTCACCAGGTTGGGGCAGTG